CAGCAAGGAGCATCACACCATGACGACGATGTGGAACGATTTCAACGACGCCAAGAAGAACTCCAACGTCATCCCGAAGGGCACGCTCGCCAAGGTGCGGATGACCATCCGGCCGGGCGGCTTCGACGATCCGGCGCAGGGTTGGGTTGGCGGCTACGCCACGCGCGGAACCACGGGCGCAGTCTATCTCAACACCGACTTCACGGTGCTGGAAGGCCCATACGCTCGCCGCAAGGTCTTCAGCATGATCGGGCTGTACAGCCCGAAGGGGCCGGACTGGGCCAACATGGGCCGCAGCCTCGTGCGCGGCTTGCTCAATTCCGCGCGCGGCATCGCCGACAAGGACAATTCCCCGCAAGCCCAGGCGGCGCGCCGGATCAATGGCTTTGCCGACCTCGACGGGCTCGAATTCGTCGCCCGCATCGATGTCGGCACCGATGCCAACGGCGACGAGAGGAACGAGATCCGCGCCGCTGTCACGCCCGACCACAAGGACTACGCCGCGCTGATGGGCATCATCGCCTTGCCGGCCATGACGCTACAGCCGGCAGCGGTGTCTCCCGCATCGCCGGCAGGGCCGAGCCATCCGGCCGCAGCCCACCCCGCATCGCCGCCAGCGGCTCCGGCCGCCGGCATCCGTCCGACCTGGGCGAAGTGAGGGCTTGGCCATGATGCTCCGTCCTCGTCAAAAACTGTTCGTCGAGCGCAGCATTGCTGCGCTCGATGCCCACGGCAACGCGCTTGGCGTCGCGCCGACCGGCTGCCATGCGCCCGGTACCCCGATCCTCATGTTCGATGGGTCGATCCGGAAGGTGGAAACCATTGCAGTCGGCGAGCTCTTGATGGGCCCCGACGGCACCGCGCGCCACGTGCTCGAACTGCACCGCGGTGAAGACGAGATGATCGAGATCCGGCCGATCAAGGGCGACGCCTTCGTGGTCAACCCGGATCACATTCTGACGTTGGTTCGCACCAATGAGGGAAGCCGCAATCGCCCGCGCCGTCACGATGGTGAACTGATCGACATCGCCGTGCGCGAATGGCTCCGCGCATCGGCGAGCTTCCGGCATGCGCACAAGCTGCTGCGGTTGCCGGTGGACTTTCCGCCACGCGATGCGCCAACACTTGATCCATATTTCCTCGGCGTCCTGATCGGTGACGGCTCTACCATCAATGACGTTTCGGTCACAACGCCGGACGCCGAGATTGCCGAATGTCTGTTCGCCCATGCGGAGAAGCTCGGACTCTCCGTACGCGTCGACCAGCTGCCCGACAACGCCGCCAATACCTACCATCTCATCGGCGTGCGCGGTCACGGCAACGTGCTGATGGACGCTCTGCGTGAACTTGGCGTGTTCGGCAAACGCTCCGGCGAGAAGTTCGTCCCGGATGCCTATCGGGTCGGCAGCCGTGAGACGCGCCTTGCCATCCTGGCAGGGCTTCTCGACACCGACGGGCACCTCGGGGCCAGCGGCTGCTTTGAGTTCTCCAGCCACTCGCGGCAGCTCGCCGGCCAGGTCGCGTTCATCGCCCGCAGTCTCGGCCTGATGGCCAACTTGCGCGAAAAGGAGGTCAACGGCGAACTCTATTGGCGCGTCCTACTGTCCGGCTTCATTGAGAAAATCCCGACCCGCGTGCTGCGCAAACAGGCGGCGCCCCGCCGCCAGAAAAAGAACGTGCTGCGGACCGGCTTTACGGCACATCCGATCGGGTGGGGCCAATACTATGGTTTCACGGTCGATGGCGACCATCGCTACTTGATGGGCGACTTCACCGTCACGCACAATTCCGGCAAGACCATCATGCTGTCGGCCGTCGCCGGTCAGATGATCAACGACGGCGACGCCAAGGCCTGTGTGCTGGCCCACCGCGACGAGCTCACCGAGCAGAACTGCAGCAAATTCTCCCGGGTCAATCCGGCGCTGACCACCTCGGTGGTCGATGCCGCCGAGAAGTCGTGGAAGGGCCAGGTCACCTTCGCGATGGTGCCGACACTGTCGCGCGCTGCCAATCTCGAATCCATGCCGGCGCTCGATCTCCTGGTGATCGACGAAGCACACCATGCGGTGGCCGAAAGTTATCGGCGCGTCATCGACCGGGCGTTGCAGCGCAATCCGATGGTTCGCATCTTCGGTGTTACGGCAACGCCCAACCGCGGCGACCGCAAGGGCCTGCGCGAGGTGTTCTCCAATGTCTCCGACCAGATCCGGATCGGCGAGCTCATTGCGTCGGGCCATCTGGTCAAGCCCCGCACCTTCGTGATCGACGTCGGCGTCCAGGACGAGCTCGACAAGGTCCGGCGTACCGCTGCCGACTTCGACATGGGCGAGGTCGACGCGATCATGAACAAGGCGCCGGTGACCGATCAAGTGGTCCGGCACTGGCGCGAGAAGGCCGGGGACCGGCAGACCGTCGTGTTCTGCTCGACGGTCAACCATGCCGAGAATGTCGCCGGCGCCTTCAACGCCGACGGCGTCCGTACGGTCGTGGTGTATGGCGAGATGGCCGACACTGACCGGCGCGACGCGCTGGCTGCCTACAGCGCGGGCAAAATCCAGGTCGTGGTCAATGTCGCGGTGCTGACCGAGGGCTGGGATCATCAGCCGACCTCCTGCGTCGTGCTGCTGCGGCCCAGCTCCTACAAGTCGACCATGATCCAGATGATCGGGCGCGGCTTGCGCACAGTGAATCCCGAGGAGCACCCCGGCGTCATCAAGACCGATTGCATCATCCTCGATTTCGGCACCTCCACTCTGCTGCATGGCTCGCTCGAGCAGGACATCGACCTCGGCGGGCAGGAGCCGAACGGTGTTGCGCCGACCAAGGAATGCCCGGAGTGCGGGGCTGTCGTGCCGCTTGCGGTCATGGAATGCCCGTTCTGCGGTCATGTCTGGCTGGGCGGCGGTGGCAAGAACGCGCCACTCAGCGACTTCATCATGTCGGAGATCGACCTGCTCAAGCGTTCGAGCTTCGAGTGGTGCGACATCTTCGGCGATGGGGCGGCGCTGGTCGCCAATGGCTTCAATGCCTGGGCCGGCATCTTCTTCCTCAACGGCCGCTGGTACGGCGTTGCGGGGCGCCAGAAACAGGCATCCCATCTCATCGCCGCCGGCGAGCGCATCGTCTGCCTGGCAGCAGCCGACGATTGGCTCAATGCCAATGAGACCGACGAGAGCGCGCACAAAAGCCGGGGCTGGCTGCAGCAGCCGCCAACCGATCGGCAGCTCGCATTCCTGCCCGTCGAGTACCGAACCGACTTCGGCCTGACCCGGTATCGGGCCTCCGCGCTGCTGACCTTTAAGTTCAACCGGTCCGCCATCCGCTCGCTCGTGTTCGGAGCCGACGAGGCCGCGGTCGCGGTGGCAGCATGAGGGGGGCGCTCCTTGGACCATGCACAATCGCCGTCAGCCGCCTTGCGTTTGCAGCTCTGGCATCCACGCAACGCGCTGTGTGCGGTCTGCCGGCAACCCGCACATGGCTTCGGCTGGTCCGAGCCCTGGCGAACGAGCAGGCCACGACCGTCGGTCTGGTTCTGCTCCATCACCTGCCAGCGCTTCTTCGGCGCCTTGGCCAGGAGGTCGACCGCCATGATTGATCTCACGCAACAGGAACAGGCCGCCATCCGCGCCACCGTGCAGCTGATCGCCGAGATCATGGAGGAGATCGGCTGGAACACCCGGCTGATCGAACTCACCGAACAACAGGTGCTCACACTCATCGAGGTCGCCGTCGGCGGCTTCCAGGACGCCATGCGCGAGACCGCAGAGAACGCCAGCCCGGAGGTGCCGTTCTAATGCTCGATTTCAACCATGGTCTCAAGTTTGCCGACCGCGTCAACGCGATCGTGGACGATGGACTCGTCAGTGACAACGCTGCCCGTCCGCCGCGCGACTATCTCGGCGGATCGCGCGTCGGGCACGCTTGCGAACGGGCGCTGCAATTCGAGTTTGCCGGCGCCCCCAAGGACGATGGTGCGGAGTTCTCCGGCCGGACGCTGCGTATTTTTGACATCGGGCACGCGCTCGAGGATCTCGCGGTGCGTTGGCTGGGCGGCGCCGGCTTCGATCTCTTCACCCGCAAGGGCAACCGCCCCGACGGCGATCAGTTCGGCTTCTCGGTCGCCGGCGGGCGCATCCGCGGTCACGTCGACGGCATCATCGCCGCCGCGCCGGAAGCGCTCGGCTTGAATGTCCCGGCGCTCTGGGAATGCAAGACCATGAACGCCCGCAACTGGCGCGAGACCGTCGGCAAGGGCGTGGCGGTTGCGAAGCCCATCTATGCGGCGCAGATCGCGCTCTATCAGGCGTACATGGAAGCGGCCGTTCCCGGCATCGCCACCAACCCGGCGGTGTTCACCGCGATCAATAAGGACACCGCCGAACTCCACCATGAGTTGGTGCCGTTCGACGCCGCTCTGGCGCAACGCATGAGCGATCGCGCGGTGCGAATCCTGCAGGCGACGGATGCCGGCGAGCTTCTGCCGCGCATCACCCGCGAGCGCGATTTCCACGAATGCCGCCTGTGCGCATGGGCGAACCGCTGCTGGGCGTTGCCGGCATGAGTGACGACAACATCATCCACTTCAACCCCTGGCGCGACTTCAACGATGCCGCGCCACAGCAGGACGCCTTCGGCACAGAGCCGGATCGCGCTCAGATCACCACGTTTCTCGATGTGGTCTTCGGCTATTGCGAGGGCTTTGTGCCGGTGCGGGGCTTCGTCGACAAGGGCCAAGGCTTCGACGGCAAGCCCCACAACGTCTGGATTGCGGCTGACGCTACCGTGGCCGACAAGATGGTCACGTTTGCGGCGTGGGCTGCGCGCGAGGGCGCGGCGGTCTATGTCATCCCCGGCACCGTTGCCGAGAGCGGTCAGGCCAAAGCTGCCGACGTTCGTCAGATGCAGACCATCGTTGTCGATCTCGACGCAGGCGACATCGGCGCCAAGCTCGATCACTTGGTTGAGCACCTTGGCGATCCGACTCTGGTGGTGGAAAGCGGCGGCCGCACCGCCGAAGGCGCCACCAAGCTGCATGTGTGGTGGAAGCTCAACGAACCCGCCGAGGGCGATGACCTTGCAAAGCTCTGTCGTCTGCGCGGCGACATCGCCATCAAGGTTGGCGGCGACACCCATTTCCGCTCGGCGCATCAGCCG